ACGCTGTTGCAGGTAAATGTAATTGACTGTGTAGAGATGTCTGCTACTGCGCCGTTAATATCTGTTGTGTTATTCACTAGCACAGTTGTCTGATACTCAGGATTTGTAGCTGAAATAGCCGCGCTTGTCTGCTTTAGCGTTAGTGGCACAGTTGTACCCCAGGCAGCCTGCAAAGTCTGTAGCACGTTAGATGCTGCAGTATCGTTAAGAAAGTCTAGAGTGATAGTGCTGGCCTCTAGGCCTTTAACAAACTTGTGAGCAGTATCGCCCATAGCAGTTACCTCTAGCTCATCAAAACTGCGGTTGATAACTGCGCTTGTAACGTGATCAGATAGTGCAACGCTATTAAGCGTGACTACTACCCCATTAGATAAAAATATAGCCATCGCTTATGCCTCATCCTTCTCTGTTGTTGTTTCTTTAGTTGGTTTTGTTTCTTTAACCTCAACAGGCACTACTTGGCCTATCTTAATTAAGAACGCTTTGTCCTCATCTGTTAGTGACATTTTAACTCCAGCTCGTTAGTACGGATATTTGTAGATCTACTGTTAGCAGGTCTCCGCTTGCCACAGTTAGAACGCTTGGGGCAGATACTGCCGTTACGTTAAAGACAATAGAGCTAGCAGCTAACTTATTAAATACTGTGCAAAAAGTTGTCTCTATGCCTTGTAGGTTGCCCTCATTATCAAACATAGGAATAGTTACAATAATCTTAAAGTTTGCTAAAGGTGAGATGCCTGCCTGGCTGTTATTGCTAGGCGTAAGGTATGGATCTGCCGGGGCTACGATCACGCTGTTAGCAAGCATTGTGCTAGGCGGAAAGGCAAAGGTAGAGTAGCTAGCATCTGCTAGAGCTGCTGCGATAGTTGTACGCAGCGTAGTTATAGGCGCTGGCATTAGCCCACCATTGTGTTAGGGCTAAGGTATGGGGCTAGTAAACCTCTGATTGACGCCATAAGCGTATTGCTCATTTTAAATGGGCTCGGACTATAACCATCTACGCTAGTGCCGCCGTTTTGTGTGCTAAATCGTGCTGTCCATATATTTTCAGCCAGCATCAAAGCAGCGGCATTTATAGCAGGTGTGGCAGAGTAAACAGCAGTTTTTGTATCTGCACCTGTTGCTCGGCCGTAAGGCTTCACGCGCCTAAAGTTTTGATCCGCTGCAATCTTTGTAAATTGTATAAAACTATAGCCGCGTGCAGGCTGGTAGTAATTAAGTTGCATATTAAAAGCTGGCAATAAATTAGTAGTGCCTGTGCTAAAAGGTAGCGTAGCTGTAATTGTGTAGCTGCCGTTAAAAGTTGTACCTGCACCGGCTATTGCCACAGTCTCACCTGTAGTAAATAGACCAGGGTTAGCAAGCATCACAGTAGCTACATTACTTACAAGGGCTGTGCCTACGACAGGTGCATAGTCAAACTCTAAAAAACTGTTAATGAGATCCTCTGCAGCTTGGCAGGTTTCCTCTATCCAGGGGTAGGCATCGTAAAGAGTGCCCACGCCCAAGCTCGCCTTTAGCGTAGCGGCCGTGCAATACGTTGCAGCCATCTCTTTACCTTTCCTTACTAGGTGCGCTAGGGCAAAGGGCTAAATATGCCCTAGCGCACTATTAGTGGGTTATTGCTTACGCGATATTTAGACGACAGATGCCGTTAGGGATCTTGGCAATAGTGGCCATAAATCCATAAATAGCGATCTGTACTTGTAGGTTGCTTACGACATTAACAGACATATAAGCCTGTGGGCTCTCATAAACAGTAAATGCCTCAGGCGCTAAAATAAATGCTGAGTTATCAGCTACTCCAGCTGTCATAAAGCGATCTACATACAGATCTAAGCCAAGCACGTTGCCGCGTACAGAGTTATTACTTACCATACCTGCCGCGTTAGCTAGTGATGCAGGGTTAGGCTGATAAGCATTGAAGATTGGGCGGCCTGTGGTATCTACAGCACCTAGTAGTAGGTTGTAAATGCCTGTGCTGCCTACAAAGTTTTGTGCAAAATAACCGCTGTTTTTGTAAACGTTGGCTGTGCTTTCAGCTGTGTAAGAGATGAGCCCGGCTGCTGTAGCTGCTACGCCTGTGCTTGTAAATCCTGTAGCGTTAATTGCAGAAATTACTGCTGCATCTGTTGCGTTCATATATGCAACCTGTAGTTGGTTTGTAAGCTCATTAAAGAAATTAGGATCGTTTGTGCGTTCCAATAATTCTACGCTGAGTGTATTCATACCTGAGTACTTATTTACAGTGCCTGAAAGATACTCTGTAACCATACCTGTATTAGATACTGCGCCAGCTTCTGCCTCTACAGTTACTGTAGGTGCTACGCCGTTTAATCCACCATTACTATCAACTAGAGATGGAACATTTATAGTAGTGCCTGTAGCAGGCAAAATTCCACGGCTGCAAGCATCGATAGCGCTTCTTGGAAAGCGTGTATTAGTAATAAACTCGCTGAGATATTGAGTCGGATTAAATGCAGGGTTAGTAGCAAAACTATCATCTGCTGCTGTTACATAAAGTTTAGACTCATCATTACCTAAGGCTGCCTTTACTTTATGCTCTGTGTATGTGCCCATATTGATAATTGGTGTGCGGACGCGCTGGCTATCTAGCGCGCTTGGACGAATAATCGCGCGAGCTGCTTCTACTACAGGTGCAGCCTCGGCTTTATCCTCGATCGGAGTTTCAGGGGCTGTAGTCACAGCTGCCTCGCTTTCGGTTAGGGTTGGTTTGTCTTGCTCTGTCGCTTCGCTCTCGCTTGCGGCAATACTTTGCACAGCGGCACTAGGAAAGGCGGCCGACTCTACTAGAGAGACCTCTCGCAGTTTTGCCGCTGTCACCAGGAGATAGCCATCTTTAGGCTTAGATGCAGTCACTTCTACACCTACGGATAAGCCGTCCATTAGCTGTTCCTGGGCTAGCAAAATTGCATCGTTACCGCGCGTAGATGCGCTGATTTTAAAACTTGCATACAGGCCATCCTCTGTAGATTGCATTGTTACCATACGTCCTACAGGTTGGCTTGTGTCGTGTTGCATTAACAGCTTAATTTTATTAGGTGACTCGGCCGAGATGCTGTTTTTAGCAAACACAATAGGCCCGGCACTTGTCATACCGATCTCGCCATCGTAAGGTGCAATTTTGCCAGCGATCGTGCGCCGTTCGCCGCTATCTACAGCTTGTACAACACCGCTAAATGTTAAGATCATTGTTTGTATCTCCTATGCCGTTAGGTGTTAGTTGTTCCATCTGCTGCGCTTGCTCTAAGTCAATAAGGCCTAGTGTTAGCATCTTTTCTATTGCATCTAGTCGAGCGCCAGTGTCAGCGCGTAGGAAAGTGTCATCTATAGCAAACTTTACAACGTTGCCGTGACGTGTTAGATCATCCATTGACAAACGATTTTCTATAGCACTGATGTAAGGCTGCAAACTGTAGGCTACAAACTCTTTGCGACCGTCTAAAATATTTTGATAAGTCATTGAGTTATTCATATCTGCAGAAATATAATAGGCCGGTACGTTCATAAGTCGCGCTATCTCTGTAGCTAGATATTGGCTAGCCTCGTTGTACATCATATCTTTAGGACTAAACCCAATATTTTGTACATCTAAAGTGCTAGTAAGGTAAGCCGTACTGCGTGATGCACGCGCTGCTTTCCACGCAGCTAGTAGGCCGCTTATCTGTGCCTCAGGCAGGTCAGCACCGGAATTTTTGATCACACAGGTGGCCATCGGCGTGGCGGCAGATACGCTAGCTGCTTTTTGTACATCTATTGCGCTTTGTATTGTGCGAGCGCCAGTATCTAATACGCCAGGTAAAAGTGACTGGTAAGTAACAATGCTGCCAATACCGCTTGTAGGTGCTAATACGCCGTTTACATAGTAAGCATCTACTAGCGTGCCGTCTTGATTAGTTTTAACTGTGACGCGTGTGTTTGATATCCACTCAAAGCCGCTAGGTCTGCCATCGTCTGCGTACAAACTTGTAACACGCCAATAAGCAACGCCGTAAAACAACAGGCTATCTACTGTGTAGCTAATCATCACACTACGCGGCTGGCGTATGTCAGGTTGATCTAGCCATAGCGGCGACTCTATCTGCTGACCTGTAGATTTTTTGTACAGCTTAAGATCAAGCGTAGATATGACGCCTTTTATTAAGTTAGAGCAACGCACAACGCTAGGTACTTGTAAAGCAATATTGCGATCCATAAAAGGTGCGCCGCTACCTGTGCCATATAGGCCGCCAAAACTGTACACACCTACGCCATAGCCTGCGTTCATTACAGGCGGCATTAACTCAGCTGTTACATCTTTTTTTGCTATGCCTAACGTCTGCAATAACCCCATAGGCCGCATCATAGGTTATCCACAGGCAAAACGTTACATAGGTTGTTCGGCGTGTCTAACTGTAAACCTTAACCTCACCTACAGGTTGTGCTAGGACGTGTACGACCATAGCAAGGCCGATAGGTATATCCACCGCCCCGGCAGACTTACGCCGCACGATACGCCAGCTAGAGTCGTTAGTTTTAGCCGCGCAGTTTGCCATCTGTTGTACTAGCTGATCCTGGCCGCTATGGCGTATGCGATTATTAGTCAGCGCATTATGGAAATCCGAGCAGGCAGTATAAAAGGCTTGGCCTGATACATCGCGCGTCTGCACACCTGCCATCTGCAAGCGCTGTGCTATAGATGCTGTTGTGTACTTGTCA